GCTTACATTTGACACACTTGGGAAGATGACATTCAAGTCTCGGACAATAATGTGGTCTGGATCTACGAGGTCAAAGTAGCAAATTCCCGAGTCTGTCCCAGTTTGATATGCGGCCCAAGCAATTTCTCGGTTATCTGAGGCATCACTAAACGCAGATGTTATGTCAAGACCCATGGCAAGGTGTGCTTGTGCTTCAAATTCGTTGTTGAATCCGTCCATATCAGCATTCCAAATACGGAATTCAATGACTCTATATCCGATATTAATACGACCGTCATCGAGAATGAGGTTTCTTCGTCCGGTGTTGGCAGGGGACCCGCCTCCTCTAGCAGGAAATTCAACGGTTCCGCGTAACGTACGAATGCGTTCTCTTCGCTTCATCTACATCTTCCTCCTTAGTTTATGAGCGTAAGACATGATTTTTGCTTGCGTAGCACCTGCTCTAAGGCTTCCATTCTTCTTTCGGTAGCGATTGTTAGCCTGCTTGAGTGCTTTGCTCATTTTGGGGTCCTTACGCTTTTTCTTTGGTTTGGGTATTGTTGGGTTCCGTGTGGATCCAAGAATCTTAGCAACTTCAAGTGCAAGATTTTCTACAACAGTAGGTGCAACTTGGGAGACGGCGGGCTTCAACACAGGAGGGAGAGGTGTCATAGCCACGCCAGTCTGTACCAAGTAGTCAGCGGCGGCTCGGAGCGCGGCGGCCCTTTCAGCATCAGTTGGCAGGTGAATCACCTCATTGCTGGGAAAGTGCGAGGGCCATTGCTGCTGCTTGAGTCATTGTCTCCACGGTGCATTCCATAACAATGCTAACCGCGCTCAATGCGTCGATACCTTGGATTGTGCCTAGGTACATTTGTTCAACGGCGATGAGGTAGCCATCAGTCCAGTGTTGTGGACCGGCGTCGAGGGATTCTGCAAGAATTGTTAGATTGTTATTCAAGTCTGAGGCAATTGCAAGCGCCCCTGAGGCAACAACGCTACGGTTGTTTAGGTCGACCAAGGCTGTTTGTGACTGGGTTGTCAACTGGAATGATACATCTGTGTTGACATTCCCAGATGGACTGCTTGAAAGGTCGACAGACTCACCAGCGTTTCCATATTGAACTTGGACATTGTGAATGCGAAGGACGGATTTGCCTAATGCATCAACATATGCGCCTAGATCAATAGCGGCTTCGTTGTAAGTGGTTGTGGTCGTTGGGACTTGGGCTCTGATGAAAAACGAATCTGTTCGTGCCATGAACCTATTATGATAGGGTTTAGGTTATAGTAGTAGTGGAGGTCTCACCACCCTTGAGGTATGCCGGTCGTGGCGGTATTATGGGACGCAGTACCCGTAATATGCCTATATCGTACCTCAAAACACGATACTTACATAAGTAATCGACCAAAGGCAATAGCATGTGCGTCCAATGTACCCGATGTCGAAGCCATTTTTACTGCCGATTTAACCCTGAAGAGTACAATTTGAGGGCAAAACACTGCCCTGCGAACTTCAATTATGTCTCATCTTGCCAACATTGTTGGGCCAAAGAGGGGTTGATTGGATGAATATTAACCGAACATTCTCACTTCCGGTATCAACTGCGATGAAATTGAAGGGAGAACGCAATCAATCCCTTACTGTCACCAAGGCTGTCAACAAATATCTTAGTGATCAACAAGATTTTTCACTTGCAGATGTACCAATTCGACAGTTAATGGCCGCTCTTCATGCTCGTGATGAATCTTCCGAGGCCCTAAAAGCCATTCTTCTCATTGAACTCAAAGCCAACAAGCAAAACCCTCGCAGTCTATCGGAAATTAAATGGAAAGGACCACCAAAATCGTGACTATATCCATTTTGCAGCTCAAAAATTAATAGCAACCTGGCAGTCTGATTAATAATTCATCAATTATCAACATCTTGAGACTCTTCTTTGATGATTGAAATGATTGCTTCTTGGTCAGTGATGTCGTATTCTTCCATCAGAATGTAATAATTGACGCGTGCTTGGCTTACATTTGACACACTTGGGAAGATGACATTCAAGTCTCGGACAATAATGTGGTCTGGATCTACGAGGTCAAAGTAGCAAATTCCCGAGTCTGTCCCAGTTTGATATGCGGCCCAAGCAATTTCTCGGTTATCTGAGGCATC